AAGCACAGAACTAAACTTAGAAGAAGAACTCCTTGAGGAACTAATGGGAATGCTTGAGGAAGGCGATGATTCCCCGATGGATGCTTTTGACCCGAAGGCAGAGGCTGAAGAACGCGCAGCTCAAAATCCAGCAGATGCTCCTACGCAGCAACTGCACAGAATGAATCTTTAGAGATCAATGAAGCAGACCTCAACGAAATTGTCGAGGAGGCTCTGACAGTTGATATTGATCCCCTTAACACACTGCAATCCGGTCACGGCCCAGCACCCAACGCTGTCTTTGAATTAGCAGAAGAGCAATTGTTGGCAATGCTTCAAGACTCCGAAAACAAAGAAAAGCACGAGGCGATGCAAAAGGCGCTCAAGGATCTACAGGAAGCAAACGATAAGTTGACAGCAGATTTAGTAAAACTCACTATTGACAAAAAAGAACTAATCAAGATTGTTGGCAAGGCCAAGAACCAATTACAAGAGTCAAATCTTGCCAACGCTAAACTACTATATACAAACAAAGTTTTGATGAACGACTCCATGAATGAGCGGCAGAAAAATAAGATTGCCGAAGCTTTATCAAACTCTGAAAGTGTTGAAGAAGCAAAAGTAATTTACGAAACACTTCAAAGCGCAACGGGCAGCACCCTTGATAATAAGAAGCCAGAATCGTTGAGCGAAGCAATGAATAAAACTACTTCAACACTAATCCTTTCTCATCGTAAACGCGATAGAGAAAAAACAACTCAAGATGATTCATCAATCAACAGGTGGAAAATCTTGGCTGGCTTAAATAATAAATAATATAAGGAGATTTTAACAATGTCAGTTTTAGAAAAATTAACAGAAGGCATCGTTGAGAGATCCCTTAAGAACGAAGGTGCTGCCCTTTTAGAGAAATGGGAGCGCACTGGACTTCTCGAAGGTCTTGATAACGACAATAGTAGAAATGGAATGGCTCGCTTGCTCGAAAACCAGGCAGCTCAGCTCCTCAAAGAGGCTTCCTCAATGGCAGCCGGTGATGTCCAGGGTTTCGCATCAGTCGCATTCCCCCTCGTCCGCAGAGTTTTCGGTGGCCTTATCGCAAACGATCTCGTTTCGGTTCAGCCAATGAGCCTACCTTCAGGCCTCATCTTCTTCATGGACTTCCAGCTTAACAGCACCCGTGGTGGCCAATCTGCTGGTGATTCATTATACGGTGGTGGCGTTGTCGGTAATCAGCTTACTGGCGGTGTTGACCTCGACGGTGACAACGCTGAGAAGGGCTTCTACGCTCTTAACAACGGCCACGCTTCACCAACAGGTTCAGCTACATTCCACCTAGTACCAATCGCTTCTGGTAACGTTGGTTCTGGTGACGATGACGATGCTGCTAACGCAGTAACAAACGCACTACTCGGTGGTGGCTCAGTTGAGACAAGCCTCAGCAAGCTTTGCCGCTTCGATCCTGATCTTTCAGGTTCAGGTGTTGTTGTTTGTGCTGTTACAGGTGCTGACAGTCTTGATGACGGTACTTCACGTCTTTCGCTACTCAACCGCAACAATCTTGTTGCTCTTGCAGCAGCGCAAGCAGCCGTTACAGGCACAAGTACTGTAAACAACACAATCGCACGTCACGTTCGTCGTCTAAACGACCTTGTTGGTGGTGCAACAGCTAATGCTGGCGCGAGCACAAACGCTCTTAACGCAACTGCTGCTGATTCAACCTACATTCTCGTATTCCGAAGCACAGGCTCAAGCCTCACTGCTGACGACATCGGGGACCTCAAGAACGAGCTTGAGAACAAGCGTGTTACAGTTACTTTCCCAATGGAAGATAACTTTGATGCATCCAATGCTCTAGGTTCCGTAATCGGTGCTACACCGTGGGGACTTGAGGGCGAGGACGCTATCCCTGAGATCGACATCAAGGTCGACAGCATTGCAGTTACTGCAATCACCAAGAAGCTCAAGGCTAAGTGGACACCAGAGTTAGGTCAAGACCTTAACGCTTACCACAACCTTGATGCTGAAGTTGAGCTTACAAGCATCCTTTCTGAGCAAATTGCTCTAGAGATCGATCGTGAGATTCTCAACGACCTCGTTCAAGGCGCAGCAGCCGGCACCCTTTACTGGTCACGCCGTCCTGGTCGTTTCCTTGATCGTGAGTCAGGCAAGGCTATCGCCGTTGGCGCAGCCGTTGCTGGACCAGACTTCACTGGTACCGTTTCAGAGTGGTATGAGACTTTAGTCGAGACCATTAACGACGTTTCAGCCAGAATTCACCGCAAGACTCTCCGTGGTGGTGCTAACTTCATCGTGGTTTCACCTGAAGTTGCCAACATCCTTGAGTTCACTGCTGGATTCCGCGCTAGCGTAACTGCCGATGCCGATTCCGGCACCGTCGGTGCTGTTAAGGTTGGTAGCCTTAGCAAGAAGTGGGATGTCTATGTTGACCCCTACTTCCTACGCAACGTTGTACTAGTTGGCCGTAAGGGCGGAAGCTTCCTCGAAAGTGGATATGTTTACGCTCCATACGTCCCTCTACAGGTCACACCGACCATCTTCGGCACCGAGGACTTCGTACCTCGTAAGGGCGTAATGACTCGTTACGCTAAGAAGATGGTTCGACCTGATATGTACGGTCTAGTTGTCTGTCAAGATCTCATCGGATAATATTTCCGGTCGATAATGACTTAAGAAAGCCCCGCTCTAGAAATCTAGAGTGGGGTTTTCCATTATTAGAAACTAATTAGAGTATTAGGAGGATCTCATGAATGTCCGCACCCGTTTTAACACCAATTAGCCAGACCAGTACGGTAATATTACCTGTCACTGGAACACTCACCAAAGCACAAGATACCAGCAGTTATGCATTTGGTATATATGCACAAACAACGGGTGATAATCCTTTTTACGATGAAAACTTTGTTTCTGGTGCTCTAGACCAAGTTTCTTATACATATAAGATGCTAGGTGGAGACGTTCTTGATGTAGAATTAACAGAAGAAAATGTCTACACAGCGTATGAAAGCGCAGTATTAGAGTACTCCTATTTAGTTAATATTCACCAAGGAAAAAATTCACTTCCAAATGCCCTTGGGCACACAACAGGCACTTTTGATCACAACGGTGCTTTAATGGCTGGAGATCTCTCAGGAACACTTAGCGGCTCACACGTTAGCTTAAAATATCCTAGATTTGATATTAGTTATGCGAAGAGGGTATCTTTCAGGGCTTCTCAAGACGCAGGCCTAAACGGGCTTGTCAATGAGTACTCTGCATCGGTTACAGTAAATCAACAGCAGCAAGATTATGATCTTCAAGATATTATTGGATCAGATCCAGAATTTAGTGGTTTAGTTAACGGCAAGAGAATTGAGGTTAAGAAAGTCTTTTATAAAACACCTCACGCTATGTGGAGATTCTATGGATACTTTGGAGGACTAAACACAGTTGGTAACATGTCAACCTATGGTATGTATGCTGATGACTCTACATTTGAAGTAATCCCACCATGGCAAAATAAACTGCAAGCAGTTCAATATGAAGATGCGATTTACACAAGAAATTCACACTATTCTTTTGAATTAAAGAATAACAAACTAAGAATCTTTCCCGAGCCAAATTCTGGCTCGCCAAATGAGATCTGGGTACAGTTTACGATCCCAGACGATGCCTGGTCAGAGAACGAGGACGGCCAAACCAGCAATGTTGATGGTATCAACAACCTAAACACTATGCCGTTTGCTAATATTCCATTTGAGAATATCAATAGTATCGGTAAACAATGGATTAGAAGGTTTGCCCTAGCCATAACCAAAGAAATGCTTGGTCAGATTAGAGGCAAGTTTGCCACTATTCCAATTCCGGGTGATTCTGTCACATTAAACGCTAGCGACCTACTAAGCCAAGCCAAGGAAGAGCAAGAGAAGCTTCGAGAAGAACTCAAGACAGTTCTAGATGAGCTAACTTACAACAAGATAGCCCAGATGGAGGCCGAAACCATTGAAGCAGGCAACCGTGCACTAAAAACTGTGCCAAATGGTGTCTATGTCGGATAATATAAAGGGGAGATAGTAAATTGTCAGAGAAAGATAAATGGTCAAGACCCGATGCTCCCCCTCCTCCCCTATTCTTAGGTGAAAAGGAGAGAGACTTAGTAAAACAAGTCAATGATGAGCTAGTTGAAAGAGTTATCGGTCAACAAATTACCTATTATCCAATTGACGTAAAGAGAACAGACTTTCATCCTCTGTACGGTGAGGCAGTTGTCAAGAATTTCCTCTCTCCAGTAAGGGTACATGCATTAATAGAGTGGGATGGACTAAAAACATCGACAAGCCATTACGGTTTAGATAAAACAAACGAGATAACAATACATTTTCAAAAAAGAAGAATAACCGAAGACCAAGATTTATTTGTCCGCGAAGGTGACTTCGTAGGATATGGCAAGTTCTACTATGAGATTGTGTCATTGAACGAAACAAAACAATTATTTGGCCAGATAGATCACAAGTTTGAGATATCAGCTAAGTGCATCAGATCAAGAGAGGGACTATTCGATGCCTCGTAATGAAAAAAAAGATTATTCATACACAGAAGTTGATGATCCTACAATAATAAACGAAGAATATCTAATGCCTTCTACTATTGAGACAATCGACTATGCTGTATATGATTGGCTAAATGAAGATTTAAATATCTTTGCAACAACGAACAAAGGTTGGAAAAAAACTCCAATTGTTTGGGCTAGCCCCGAAAGAGCAAAGTTTAGAGACGATAAAGAAACCCGAGATAAAGACGGCGTGCTGATACTTCCTGTTATTTCAATTGAGAGAAAAAACATTTCAAAAGAAATTTCAAAACGAGGCAGGTTTTACTCTCCAATACAAAATACATTTGGTGCTCAAGGCGGAGCAATAACTATCGCGAGAAGGATTGAGCAAGAAAAAACTTCTAATTTTGCCACAAAAGATGCCTATAGATCACGTAGAGACGTAGACTCGCCAGATAGAAATCGCCCCCGCAATAATAAAAAAGTAGTATATGAGACAATCTCAATACCAATACCAACTTATATGGAAATGACATACAGTATTACAGTGCAAACTGAGTACCAACAGCAAATGAATGAGATAATGTCCTCGTTTCTTGCATTCGATCGACCCGGACCAGACAATTATTTCTTGGTAAAGAGAGACGGTCATAGATATGAAAGCTTTTTCGATCCCTCCTTCGACACGGACAATAATATTAGCAACATCGCTGAGGAAGAAAGAACCTACAAAACAACCATGACGTTGAATACGTTAGGTTACATCTTTGCTCCAGATGAGAACGGTAATGGACCTAAAATTTCTAAACGCGAAAATGCCGTTGAGTTTAAGTTTAATAGAGAAAGAGTCCTCGTCGGTGACAAACCAGAACAGATTGGAAAAGAAGGTTTTTATAAACCATAAAAAGGGACTTTCGAATTAACAATAACTATTTATAAGAGTAAAAGCTTAATAAGCCTCATCTTTTTGTTTTTAAAAGGAGATAAACATAATGTCAGTTGATAAGTTTAAATTTGTATCACCAGGGGTTTTCGTAAAGGAAATCGATAAATCAGAATTACCAGACACAGCCGATGCGATCGGCCCAGTCATCATTGGACGCACAGAGAAAGGTCCAGCTTTCCGACCAACAATGGTCCAAAGCATGGACGAGTTCATTCAAATTTTCGGCGAGCCGATGCCAGGAGGCCGCGGCGGCGATGTTTGGAGAAATGGTAACTACGGCGCTCCAACATATGCTGGATACGCAGCCAGAGCTTACCTTCAAAACAATGGACCAGTTACAATCGTTAGAGTACTAGGTGTACAAGACGAAGACGCTGCAGCTACTTCACAAGCTGCTGGTGCTTCTGGTTGGAAAGTCGGCGCCCTCGATGGGAACGGCCCAGGTGCGTATGGTTTATTCCTAGTC